GGATAGATAGAGGACGCTGGATTTTGATACCGCCAGTTTCGGTTTCGACGCCGCCGGCTTTACGGACACCATCGAGGAATGCTACTTTCTTGTATAGTTCATCGACCTGCTGATCTCTGATGCTGTATAATGTCGATGATAATAGATCATTACTAATTGAAGCCATTTTCTTATCTCCTTAAATGTGTGAAAATGTTGGTTTAGATAGTTTCAGGTAATCTCTGGGAGATTCTGTTATAAATGTTCCGCCATTTCCATAAGGAGGTGTCTAAAAGATCTCATTATGACAGGGAGGGAAAACTTGCCCCTTCAAAAACAAAAGGGATCGTCAAGCCCAAGATCTTGGTTTTCCTATTTCTTTATGAATCTCTTTATGACAGGAATTACATAAAGCAATTCCATTTCCAAGAACAAGCGCGTAATTTGGGATAAGGGCTTTTGGGACAAGGTGGTGTGCTTCTAGGTTTTCAGTAGAGCCGCACATTTGACAGCAGCCATCTCTTTCTTTTACTTGTCTAGCCCAAAACAATAACTTTCCTCTTGTGTAAGGTAGGTTGATGTTTTCAGGTTTGGTTCTATGTTTTGAATTAGAACAACTTTTACAATCTCTATGTTTTCTTACTGCTCTTCCGACGTGTGTGTATTCTGTGTAGAACCTTTCAACACCACAAGTAAAACAAGGGACATTCCATTTGCCTTCTTCTAGTTTGTAGCAGTCATAGACGCTTATTCCTGTTGTTCTTTTCTCGGCACCTGCTTTGTTTCCACATTCTCTACACATTAATTTCAGAGATTTACGAGCATAAGACCTATCAGTTATTAAGCGTGGTGTTTTACATTCACAGCAAGGAATCATCCAACCGCCTTTAATTTCATAATGCTTCAATGTATCTTTTCTCGCCATTTCATTCACCAAACATTTTAATAAGTTTCTCAATAAGTTCATTCTTCTTCTTTACGAAGGTGGTGTGTCCGATAGAACCTCCTGGGAAATCTACATAGCGTCTGCCTTCTCTCTTTGCTTCTTCTAATCCAGCAGAAACAGAGAACAAGTATGCTTCCTCTTCTGTGGCTTCGGTGCCTAGCCAAGTAAAGCATTTTCTTCTGAAAGTGTTTTTATCCATTCTGTCCTCCAAGGTAGTTGTTTCGTCCTCAACCATAATAACTTGTCTCATCTCTTTTAGTGCTTTTCTCTCGCTCTTTCTTTTGCGTAGTTTGTCGTAATACCAGTTTTGGAAAGTTTGTAGCAAGTAATTTACTTTGAGCCATTCCAGGTCTTTTAGGGCTTCCCATTTATCTATGTAGAAAGAGGTGCTGATTGCCTGCAAACTGCTTTGTAGTTTTGCTGTTGGTTCTTGCTCTCTAACGTAGTCCAAGAAGGTAATTGCTTTCTTTCCTTTCTTTCTCAAAGAAGCAAGATAGATTCCTGCTATGCCGGTGTTCCCCTCTAAAAGCACAAAGTTTTCTATTTGTTTATTCATTTATTATTCCTCCATTACTATGTGCGATCCGTCAAGGGCTCCAGCACACACTATAAATAGCACGTTGGCGAACAAACGTCCAGTTGTTCTATAAAAAAAAGTATAAAAAAAGCCCCTCCGAAGAGGGGCAATAGCCACTTACAAAGGACTACTTTTTAGCGGCTTGGGACTTGTGCCAATTGAACGCCTCAATTGCAGTTTTAAACTGCGGTGTTCCACTTGGAGCAGTTCTGGTTCCAGAAGAGGATTTGGTGACTACCTCACGCTGTCTTGCCTTTCTTTCAGCAAGTTCAGCACGTTCGGCAGTTGCCTTCTGACTATCTACTTTTGCTTTTACAATGTAGAAAGCGTCTTCCAAAGTAAGTTCAGGTCTGGCTTGTAGCATTTCAACGATAGGGCCTCTGTATTCTGGAGAGGTTAATTCAGGATGCTGTGCCTTGAAGGCATCAAGTTGTAGTCGTCTTTGCTGGACTTCCAATTCCTCTTGGGCTGGTTGTAGCATTTGCTTCAACATAAGAGCGGCCTGTCTCTGAATTTCTTTCTTCATTCCCTCGGCATCAAAGAGGTCGTATTCCTCATCAGTATTTACCTCGGCAAGTTGTTTAGCAAGAGGACCATTAATAATGTTCTCGTTCTGTAATCTTGCTTTGCTCTGGGCTTCCTCAACCTCTTTACGCATTCTGGAAAGTTCCTGTGTTTTTCTCGTGTAGTCGGCTCTAATGTTTGCTAGGTGCTTTCTCACGTCCTCTGGAACATTATGTATCCATTCATTTAGAGGTTTCATGCCTTTATGTTTGGCGTCATCAGTAAAGAGCGGATCGTCTTCCTGCGTGTATTCTAATAGATTATCTAGTGTTAGGTTGTCGATTTCAGCATCAATCTCATCGTGAGGTGTTGATTCAACGTTTTCAGTATTCTCAACGGAGGTGCTGACGTTTGTATCAGTTTCCATTTTCTTTGTTCCTTTATGTTATTTATTTTTTCTTACCACACTTCCAGCGTTTTCTGGAAATGTCGTTAGGGCACGGGGGATTCTTACATTTCTTTATTTTAGCAGAACGCTCACAATACGCCTTTTGTCTTTTGCTTCCTGGCTTCCCAGGCGTAACGCCTTTTTGGCCTACTGAACGGCTTACCTTTTTACCAGTTTTAGGATCAGTAACTTTCACCTTAACGGCTTTGCCCTTGGCTGGTTTGTCGCTCATTTCTTTTTATCCTTTGGCTTGAAGCCACCTTTCTTCTTCTTCATGTCTTCATAGACGGCTGGAAGGATTGTGCTTTTGCTTTTAGAACGGCTAATGCCTTTCTTCTTTCTCTCATTAATGTTGTCGTATAGACCTTTCTTCTTTTTCATTTCTTTCCCCTTTTCTTCTTGGAGATCTCAACAGCCGCCAATTGCTTCATAGCACCTTTCTTGGTCTTTGGTTTCTTGCTTAATGGTCTTCCAGATTTAGAGGTGGCCTTGTAGCCACCTTTGACTTTCTTGATAGCCATTACATTCTGCCCATCATAAGGGCATCCTCTTCTTCTGGGCTCATTCCCATTTCTTCTGCGCCTTCCTGACCGACTGACTGGCCCATGCTTTCTTCTTCCTCAACAGGTTCAGAGAGGAACTTTTTAAATTCCTTCATTTTAGAAAGCATTTCTAACTTACCAGCAACGGCCATTAGGGCACTATCGTCTTTGATAGTTTCTAGTAGAATAGCCATTTCAGGTTCTAGAACCTCTGCTGCTATTGCCTCTTCTACTGCTCCAGCGACCATAGCAAGAATTCTGGTGAAGTCCTCTGGAAGTTGCTTGGTGTCTTCTACCATAGGATAGTCAGGGGACTGGCCGAATAGTGGTAGGATCTTGTTAGTTGCTCTAACAAGTGGAGCAAGACCACGGCTGGTAAAGTTGCCTTTGGGAGCCATAGCCATCATCATTTCTTTATCGCTTTCTTCGGCTTCTTCGTATTCTTTACCTAGTGGTTCGCCTTCTGGTCTAGAACCGATGCCGATCATTATCATAGGTTTGCCTTTTTCCATTTTATTATCTCCTTTAAATCTTTATGGAAGTGTCGTAAATGTCGTCTAGCGATCCGTCTAGACATTCGTGTGCTGGAAATGCTCTCTCAATAGCCATTTCTTTACTGCCTGTCTCTGCAAGTGTTTTCTGGTAAATCTCTGTTTTCTTATCTTGTGCCTCAAACTTGGCTAATTGTTTGGCCTGTGTGTTCTCAAACCAGTCCTTTCCTAAATCGCTTTCAGCAATAAAGCCCCGGCTGTTTAAGATCTTTTCTTCTTCACGTTTGTTTGAGACCTTACGACCAAGAGCCATAGAGAAGCCATTAGAAGATAAGCCATCTCTCCAACCTCCTTCCCAAGCAGTTGTGGTTTTAGCAGGCATAGAGACCATCTTTATCATAGCAAGAGAGCAGGATTCACAGACAACCTCGGCTGTCTTGCTTCTCTCCCAGGACATTAGGCATTCTTTCTTCTTACCACAGCAAGGGCATTTGTAGTCAAATAGGGGCATTATTTAGTCCCCTGTAAGTTCATAGCCAGGGCTTCGGCATCTGTGATGTTGGTTTCAGCACCACCGCCAGAAATGTTCCCCACGTCAGCAGCAGAAGGCGACGCAGGAGGCGCTGTGGGCTGTTCTGCGACCTCCAAAAAGGTTTTAGGTAATTCATACGCCCGCACAATTTCTTCGAGAACCTGACGGCTATTAACGCCAAGGCCGGTAAGTGTTGGTAATAGGGATAGAAGGTTTTGTTTTCTCAAAGCATCTGAAAGAGGTGTTGAGCCCTGGTCTAGTGCGTTGATGCGGAACTTGCCTTCAAGGTCTTGTGGTGTAATAACGCGGGCTTCTCCTTCTACATCGAGAACAGCAGTTTCACCATCGTCAGCAAGTAGGTCAAGAAGACGAATGTAAATCTCTGTTATCTTTTCAAGTGCCTGGTCTTTCTCGCGAGCCATCTTTCCGATTTCAGAGGCGCTGTATTGAGCCAAGGCAGTTATTTCAGTAGCAGTTGCTTTGGTTGCTTCACCACGGGAGAAGGGAGCGAGGATAGAGCCCCTGTTAATGTCCTGCTCGATGAAGCCCAAGT